ATGTTCGAACAACGCGTAAATTCTGACGTACTGACCGTTTCTACCGTTAACTCTCAGGACCAGGTAACTCAAAAGCCCCTGCGTGACTCGGTTAAACAGGCACTGAAGAACTATTTTGCTCAACTGAACGGTCAGGATGTTAATGACCTGTATGAGCTGGTACTGGCTGAAGTTGAACAGCCACTGTTGGACATGGTGATGCAATACACCCGCGGTAACCAGACCCGCGCTGCGCTGATGATGGGTATCAACCGTGGTACTCTGCGTAAGAAACTGAAAAAATACGGCATGAACTGATACTAATCAGTTAAGTGTTTGTTTAAAAAGGCGCTCTTCGGCATGTGGAAGCGCCTTTTTTATTGGATTGACTGCACCACTGACTGCACTAATTGACGAACAAACTAGAGCAATAGCGAACGGTAAAAACTAAACTCCCTTAATCAAACGCCACAATGGTGAGCCCGGCATACTGGCCTGCTCGTTAATAACGCCAGTGATGGCATCTTTCAGTTGTCTGCCAGCGGCACCGGCTGTTCCCTGACTGGCCGCCTGTGGTGATCCCCCCTGAATATTGATATCGCCGAAGTTAACTGAAGGCACACCACCAGAGACCTGAGGAGTGCCAACAGCCCGAACGCCCAGCGAACCATCAGCTGCACGGGTAAGCGGCATAATGGCTTCAGGTCCAGCCTCCGCAAATACACCCGCTCCTTTGGCAAACGCAAACAGCTGAGGCGTCTGGAAAACGCCGTTGCTGTAGGCGCTCAGGGATGGGGAGTCGTAAACATTACCTTTAGCATTAAAGGTGAAGTTCGCACCAGCATTCTGAATAGCGGTACCGCTACTGGCGGCAGCGGCGGAAGATGCACCGAAGCTGAAGAGAGAACCAATTGAACTGACGCCGTTAGCAAGAGCCATGTTGATTGCAACATTTTCAACAATTTTGAGAACACTGACCCCCCAGTCCTTCCAGCTGTCTACGTTACCGTTAAGCATGTCAGTAATGGTGGTAACAGCCCCGCCCATCGCCTGCTTCATCCCGTCAGCTGCCATGGAAGAGTAATCTGTCGCTTCATCCACCCAGTTGGCATAGCCTTCAGACAAGCCCGTCATCCAGTCATCCCGCTGAGCATCAGATGCAGCGTAATATCCTTCCTGGTCGCGCAGGCGCTCTTCAAGGTAACGCTTATTGAGGGCTAACTCCTGCTGGTAAACGTTCTCATTAATTTGATCGGCTTGTCGCTGGCGAAGGAGATCGGTGTTCTTCTGCTCAAATTCCTTGCGGATATTAAACTGTTCCTGCATTCGTTCACGGAACCGGGTTCCTTGCCCGTAACCAATAAGCTGAGCATCATTAGCTGCGCGGGCGCTGGCATTGCTGTCAGCAAGGCTGGCTTCGTAATTTCGCAGTTGCTCACGCAATTTAACCTGGTCTATTAGCGCAGCATTCTGTAATACCGTCTTTTTCTGGGCTTCCGTCAGAGCAGCAAGCTCGCCCTGGCTGACCTGGTATTTAACCTTCGCCAGTTCAGTATTCTGGCCTTGCAGGGCAATCTGCTCTTTTTGCTGCTTGATAAGGCGCTTATACACATCCTCGGTTTTCTCGCCTTCGGTTTTACCACCCTTCGCCTTAGGTTTGTTGGCCTCATTATTCCGCCATTCAGCAAGACCGTTATTAATCAACTCCTGACGGCCTGTCTGGAATTGCGGATCACTGGTTAATCCCAGGTCATCGGCTGCATAACTCAGTCGCAGGCGCTCTTTTGCTTCACCCTTCAGGCGTGACAACTCCAGATCCCGGCGGCTCTTTTCGAGGGCATCGGTTTGCTTTTTGTCGAGATCGGCCTGCGGAAGTCTGAGCGGGACGTTAGCCAGCCCCTGACGCGCCATAAGGAGTTGGTTGCCTAAGCCAAGAAGACTGTTGAACTTTTCATGCTGCCCATTCATCATCAATTGCGACTGGTACAGTGCGTTCTGGCGCCAGGCATGCTCTTTGATCAGATCGTTACGTTGCCTTTCAATACCCTCAAGGGTTTGCTGAATATTGCGAGATTTCTCCCGCATATCATTCAACTTCCCTTCTTCAACGGCGAGCTGATCTGTGACGATGGCTATCGCTCTCAGGATATTTGCATCGTTCTCGCTCGTAATGCCCGGCTTACCACGGGAGGCATTAAGATCGTCAATTTGAGACTTCAGGTCACCAACCTTCCTTGCTTGCTCATCAATCAGACGATTTTGCTCGACAAGGGCTCCAACAGTCCTACCACGGTTGTCATCCGTTTCCGATAGGGACATGCGAGATGTTTTCTCTCTAATCTCGTCAATTTGACTGGCATACTCCTGCGCAGAACGACGCGCCTGCTCCTGATTCTGATACATCGCATACCAGGCGCCTGCTCCCAGCATCACCAACCCAGGCACGCCACCAATCAAGCCAAGCGCACCACTCATCAGCCGAGTACCGACAGATGTTACGCTATTGAGATTGCTTTGAGTCGAAACACGATTTGAGATGTTACGGTTTAAATCAGCCTGAGCGGCAGCCAGACGCCTTTCAGCGACAGCCTGAGCGTCGGCATTTTTAGCTGCTACCAGCCCTTCCTGCGCGCGTTCAAGTGCTGTTCTGGCTCGCACCTTTTCCGTAGCAGTGCCACTTGCAAGAGCGGTAGTCAGTCTGGCTTGAGCTGCTGTAACTTTTGCCTCTGCTGCCGCAATTTTCTCTTGCTGGGCGGCCTGAACATCTGCGCTTCGTGATCGCTGAACAGCTTGCTGAGCTCGATAAACTTCAGCCCTTGAAGCTGCAACAGCAGACTGAGCCGCTTTGTCCTGTGCGACAGCAAGAGCAACCTCTGATTTCGCGGCTGAAATTAGCGCACCTGTTGCACTCGTGGCGCTAGTTACTACTCCACTGAGATACCTTGCCAGCCCAACGCCAACAAGTGCACCCGCCACTGTTGTGATCGTGGACATATTGTCTGCAACATCACTTAGTGCGCCGCTTACTGCCGAAGAGGTAAATGAATCAAGCGTTTGGGCAACTCCGTCTAGGCCACCAGATAGCGCATCGGTAGCACCTGTAGCCTGGTTGACACCTCCAACCCATGCCATGAACGAGTTTGTGACTTTTTGCAGGGATCCGGAAACTGTTTGCGGCATGCTGGCAAACTCACCCTGTAATGAGCCCAACTGGCTCATTAATGCAGGAACAACCTTATCAATCGTAAGTTGCCCCTGGTCAGCCATGCTCTTCAGGTCTTTGCGGGCCACGCCCATTCCGGCGGCAAGTGCGCGGATAACACGATCACCTGCTTCGTTAACGGCGTTGAATTCTTCACCGCGAAGAACGCCCTGCGCCAGAGCCTGGCTGAATTGAGTGATAACAGAACTCGCTTCCTGAGTATTAGCCCCCGAAAGTTTAAGGCCGGTAGAAACAGCTTCGGTAATTTTCAGAACTTCGTCAGAGCTATACCCAAACTCACGCATTGAAGCAGCTGCGCGTGAAAAAAGGTTTGCGTTGTCTGAAAACGCGGTGCCAGTTCTTTGGCTGATTTCCATTAACTGGCGCTGAGAGGCAGCAAAATCATCAGCTGAAGATGATGCCTGCTTAAGACGGGCGTTTACTGAATTCCACTCATCAGCAATCTGCACGAGCTTACCAGTCGCAAAAGCGGCCGTAGCAGCAGCAGCGGCTCTTCCTGCCGATGCAAACCCAGCGGTCAGATCAGATAACGCCCTTTCGCTCTCTCGGGCGGCAGCGCCAGCCTGCCGACCGCCATTTTGCATGGTTCGGTAATAATCCTGCCCCATGCGTGAGGCGCGGGAAATTTCCGCCTGGAATGATTGCGAGTTAGCAGAAATTTTGATTATCAGCTCACGAAGAGTTGCCATAATTTACCTCGATTTAGATGCCGTCAAACTTAGCGAGACGCTGTTTGTGGCTTTCACTCATATCAAACGCAAAATCCTCGTGCTCAGCCTGGAAGGTACCGAACGCCATCAGCGCGGATACAGCCGGGTCTATCTTGTTGGAGGATTTCTTCTTGTTGGGCTTAATGTTGGCGTTGGCATCCGTCTCCATCACCACGTTACCAATCGCCCAGGCCAGAACCGGATCGCCACGATGGCGCACCACCTTGCGGTTAACAAAAACCTCAAAGGATTTCGCTACCGGGCTGAATTTCAGATAGGTTTGCGGGAACGGCTCCACATCGAGGCCCGCCCCCTGTAGCTGGGTGCGCAGGTGCGTGGCGTTCCACGTATCGAAGCCCACCAGCCTGATATTGAAGGTTTCAGCGTCGCGCAGAATATCGTCACGGATGCGGTCATAGTCGATGCAGTCGCCGGGGGTAGTGCGTATCCATCCCGCTTTTACCCACTGTCGGTAGATGGCGCGGTTTTTGTTGGCGACGTTAAGCAGCTGTGCTTCCGGCAGATAATGACGGGTAAGGAGTCTGATCTCCCTGTCGAACGGGAAAGCGTAACTCACGCTGGTAATATCGCTGGTTGAGGACAGGTCAAATCCGGCGTAACACTCCATCCCGGCCAGATCTTCTTCGGTGTAGTCGAGTGCACAGGCATCCCATGCACCGGCACCCATCCACGGCGTGGAGCCCTGACACCAGATATTGAAACGCTTGGTCAGCATCTCCACCCACTGCGACGGTATGCCCCGCGCTTTCTGGATGGTGGACTCCAGTTTCTCCGCGTCAACGGACACATGCAGGTTAGGGTTAGCCTTGATCCACATTTCAGGCTGCTCAACCTCGCTTTCGTCGTCCAGTTCGTAGATCAGGACAAACAGCGAATCGTTGCTCTCTTCTCCGGCAAGAATCTGGCAGCAGTAGTCGTAATGCTGTTTACAGGCGGAGACAACGTTACTCCCGGCGGTCGTGATGGCGAACAAAATCGCCTCAGGACGTGCGCCCATACCCAGCTCAAGCGCGGAATAAACGCCGTTATCCGGGTGAAGGTGGTATTCATCGACAATCGCCAGGCTGGGGTTAGTCCCCTCAATGGTGGCCGCTTTCGCCGCCAGCGGCTTTAACAGGCTGTTGCTCTTCGGGAAAATGACCTTATGCGCCTGGATATTGACGCGCTTTTTCAGCGGTTTTGACAGCAGGCACATCTGGCGGGCATCGTCGAATACGATGCGGGCCTGATCCCGGCTCACCGCCGCCGTGTAGATATCCTGCTGGCCCTTCTCCATCACCAGAAACCAGTTAGCCAGCATGGCGGCCACGGTGGATTTGGCGTTCTTGCGCGGTACTTCAATAAAGGCGCTGCTGTACTTCCGGCGGCCTGACTCCCTGACCTTAAAGCCCAGCAGGTTAGCAAAGGCGAACTGCTGCCACGGCTCCAGCTCTATTGGCTGGCCCCGCCGCGGGCCTTTGACGTGAGGACAGAGCCGCGAGAACGCAATAAACCGCTCTACGGTCGCCGTATCGAACTCATAACCGGGGTCGTTAAGGTCTGAAAAGTACCTTTCCACGGCCTGTTTTACGCGCTTACAGGCCGGAATTTCGCCCGTTTTTATCGCGTTTGCGTACTCATTCCAGACGGTCAAGTTCGTCTTCCTCTTCCGTTTCCACCGGATTCCGGCGGCGGCTTACCGGATCAAAGCCCAGCAGCGACGACATTTTAATCATGATTTTTTCAGCGTCGGCCTTTGCGCTCAGCGCCGGATTTCGGCTCTCGCCGCCCTGGCTGTTAACAATGCTGAATCCACGGCTGGCAAGGTCTTCCACGGCTTTGCGGTACATCGAATAGTTGACGCAAAAAAGCTCAAGGTTGTTCCAGTCGGCGGGAGTCAGATCACCGCGTTCGGCCAGTTGCTTCGCTTTCGCTTTCCACTGCTGCGCGGCTAACTCATCAAGGTAATCTGGCGGTTTTGGTGGTCTTGCCATAAAAATTTCTCGTTTCCATCGCGTTTTATTTTCAAAAAAATCACCGTGCGTAAAAATTTGAGGGGGCGGGTGGTGCCTTGCGGCTGGGGTTTTGTCCTGAAAACCTCCCCCACCCCATCCATGCGGCCTGTCAGCGGTTGCGGAAGCATTGCATCACCTCCCGCTCACGTTCGCTCATGCGCTTCACTGGCTGGCGCTCATTGCGTCTGGTGCGGGTCTGCATAAAGCCATCACGGCATCGGGCCAGCGACTGATACAGATTCACCACGTCTTTCTCATTCATCGCTTGCCTCATACATCCAGTTATTGCGCTGTGCTGCCCGCTCTTCCTGCTCGATGTAGAGCCCTGCTTTGCGGTTGGCTTTGGTAATGGGGTCTTGCTGCGTGGTCTTCTGGTTATGATGCATTTGGCATAACGGCTGGTGATTCCACTCAGGCCAGAACAGAACATCACCACCACCATTGATAGGGATGATGTGATCGACAATCTTTGCAGGAACGTAGAGGCCCAGCTTCTGGCACTCAACACAAAGGGGGTGACGTTTCAGATACTGAGCGCGGTACTTCTCCCATGAGGCTGAGTAGCCACGGGCGCGACGGTGGCCGCGTCTGGCATCCTGTTCCCGCCACGCTTCCCGCTTATGCTCGTCGCACTTACCGGACTTCACCCGCTTATTGCATCCCGGCTCTGTGCACCGGCGCATTGGCTGCCATGGCATCAGTACACCCCCACATCACGATAGACAGACCACAGCGCAGAGATAGCTAGCGGAACCTCTTTCGACTCAGCATCGGCAATCATCGTGCGGTACTCGTACAGCTGAGAGACGTACATCAGGCAACCAATCTTGATAGCCGGGGTAAACTCCAGCCCGTTATCAAACCGCTTGCCGATATGCTTCTGGCAGACCTCCAGCGCCGCATCGATGTACGCCTGAATCAGCGCATCCTCCTCTGAGCCATCAACACGACAATGCAGCTTTGCTTCAGCCAGGGTGATTTCAGTAGTCATTTCTCGGTCCCCTGTTTGCATAGAATCTCAAGGCGCGTCATACCTGAGTCCGGTATGGGCGGCCCGATAATGTTGAGCGTCGCCCCGGCAAACGGGCCAGTCAGCACCTTAAGGCGGTTGGCGGCGGTAATATCGCGGCGGAATCGCACCCAGACGCGGATCGTTGCTTCGGCAACCTCAGCACCAGCCGCTACCAGTTCACGACCGCTGATCCCCTTAACCTCAGCCCAGATAGTTTCCCCGTCTTCCCAGGTCTGAATAACCTGACCAGATGGATCTCTGTGAGTAGTGAATACCCGGATTGTTAGCCGGTTTCTCAGTCCCCCGGCTCTCATGCGTCACCTTCCTTGCCGTCCTTACTGATCTTCACTTCCTGCTTCCATGCCTGGCTGAACTCGTCACCACCTTCACGCGGCGGCATCCCCTCACGCTCACGGGCTTCGTTCGGGTTCATGATCCCGTTCTTGATGCCGCGCTCATAAGTGGCGTAGCGTTCGGTTGGCGTGGCACGGAGAAGGTCAGCGGAGTCAAACTCCACCTGATAACGGGTTCCCGGAACAGGAGAGGCCACCAGCAGCGCAGATTTGATTTGTTGTTCGAAATTCGCCAGCCACGGGCGCATCGTCATGGTGAGAAAGGCGCGGCTCGCTTCGCTGAAGTTGCTGTAGGTGCTGTTGCTGTATTCCTGCAGGAAGATAGGCGACACGTTGAACATGCGGGCAATGTCTTCAATGGTGAAGCGACGGGAGGCCAGCCACTCGGCATCCTGATTACTCATGCCAAGCTGCTTGTAGTCCATCCCACCTTCAAGGATCGGCACTTTCCCTGCATTTTTAGCGCCTTTGTAGCGATCCAGCGCATCCATAGCCTGCTTGCCCTTCACGCTGTCGAGATACTCAGCTGTGGTTATGACTCCCGCCGCCATCATGCCATCTTTCATAATGCTGGCACCGTGGCGCTGTTGGGCCAGACCTAACCCCAGCGCCTCACGGCAGATGGAGATCGGGGAGCGCCCCAGAAAGCCATCATCGGTGGAGTAACGCAGGTGCAGAATCTCTTCCTGCAGGTAGGTGCGCACAGCCCCGGTAAACGGCTCGGTAACGGTATATTTGTACTTATGCTGGCCGATACGCTCAGGAACAACCGCCCCCGGCGCATACGGATGCAGGGATTGCGGCTGACCGTCGCGCCCCCACTGGATCACCGCATAGGCGTTACCGTTCAGCAGACAATGGCGCATCATCGTGCGTTTAAACTGATAAGGCGTCTGGCAGTCGTTCGGCTGCTCGTTCAGGAGAAAATCCACCGGGTGATTACTCAGCCACTCCCGCGCCTCGCGACCATTATCATTACGGACGCGATAGAGGTAGCAGGGCATTGTCGCCACAGCCTCACTAATAACTGACACGGCGTTCATCACCGCAGGCAGAGATTCCGCAGTACCAGCAGACACATACTCGCCTGATCCGGTATTTGGAATCCCTGCCATCGCCAGCCACTCATCAATGGTCATACTGCGCTGTTCGGAGGGTTCAGACTTACGGCCAAACGGCCAGATATTCCACATATCAGAGCCCCGCTAATTCAGCCCAGCGGCGACGGTTATCGCCAGCGCGGCGCAGTTCAGGATGTTGGGAGAAAAGCGAACGGTGCGCGATTTCCACGCCAGACTCAGGATAGGCAGGCATAGAGGTAACGGTAATCTCCCGCAGTTCGGCGGCTGTGACTGTGCGCAGATATGGAGACTGAGCAATATCCCACGCCTCTTTCAGCGCACGGAAACCGAAGCTCATGCCGGAGATATCCCCGCGCTCCACCAGCTCCAGCACATCGTTGCCAAGCTGGGTATTCGGCGGGGTCAGTTCGAAACGAAGCCCGGTATCATCTTCGGACAGTACCAGCGTGCCGGACTTGGTACGCCCCAGCAGTTGGGTATAGTTATGCTCATACAGCGCACGCACATCACTACCGGATGCCAGGCTGTCTTTAAATGCTCCCGGCGCAAACTGCTCGCGGAACTCATCCCAGATAACTTCTGACAGACTGTTCCAGCGCACGGCATAGCCCACCAGCTTTTTGTTGCTGGCACTCACTTCGGAAGTACGGATTTCAAAATCGGTTGTTTTCATTACTGGACTCCACAGAGGGCAAAAAGGGGCCGAAGCCCCTTAAACGTCAAATCAGGAACCGGAGCCGGAAAGCTCAAGCACCTTGATGGCGTTGGAGTCCACCACGCCGCCGCCCAGGTATTTATCGGTATGCACCTTGTAGAAACCCGGTTCAGTGATGTTGTCGGGGCGGGTACGTACGCCAGTGGTGTGATCCACGATAAAATAGCCGCGTTTGAAGTCGCCAACCGCGAGGAACGCTTTACCCGCACCCGCATCCGGCATGGTTTCCAGATACTGAACAGGACGGCCCAGCAGCGTATCGGGAGAACCGGCAACCAGACGATCGCGCCAGATGTAATCTCCGTTGCCGTTTTTCAGCTTTTGCAGTTTGGCGGCGGTGTTGGAGTTCATCACCCATACGGCATTTTTGCGGTATTTGGCTTTCAGCTTATACAGCAGGTCAATCAGACCATCAGAGGAAACGTCAGCGGCTTCCATCTTCTCCAGCGTACCGAATGGACGGGCTTTATCGGCAGTGGCCGCGCGAGGGTAAGACAGGAACCCTTTGGATTTTTTATCACCGTCGCCGTTCACAAAGTCGCTTTCTTCGGTAGCGGTGAAGGTGTCAGCGATTTCAGAAGACAGCCAGCCCAGAATATCCACCTCGGAGAAGTCGAGAATCTCCTGGGTGGTTTTCGGGTAGGCGTAGATCGGGTTGAGTTTGATATCAACGCGCTCCATCTTCGGCGTGCTGGTTTCGGTACGTGGTTCACCTTCGGTGCCGCGATTAACGGTAGTACCGCCCACAGATACCAGCTTCTGATATTCGTTGGTTTTGGTCGTCTTCACCGTTGCGATGGAGCGCATCACGCTATCATCCTGCAACTGGCGCATGATCTCTTTGTCCAGCTCAGGGATAACGGTATAGCCGCCGTCAGCCTGTACCAGCGTGGAGAGAGAGCGGGTATCACCTGTCATGATGTAGTGGCGCAGCTCGTCGTTGCTTACTGGCTCACCTTCAACGGAAGTACCAGGCAGATTGCGCTGATCGTCGGCGACGGCTTCAAGACGGGTAATTTCAACCTCAAGTGCATCAGCCTGGGCGCGGAGTTCGTCGAACTTTTTGCCTTCTTCTTCGTTCAGGCTGCGCTTTTCGCCATCGGCTTTGTCCAGCATGGAACGCATCTGGGTTTTTAGTGCGGCTTTCTGCTGGCGTAATTCGAGTAATTTTTTCATGAGTGGTTTCCGTAACAATTAACGTTGAGACGTGAAACCAGCGCGGGAAAGGGTGAGGCCGTTTAATCTTTTTCTGCATCCCACAGGCTACTTCGCGCAGCTTGATTAAACGGCCAGTGGCGGCTCACGTCTGAGTGCCACTCTTCAAAATATACATACTTATTAATAAGTAAACGTCATTTTTCAGTGATGAACAGTAATGAAAATTAACGAGCAATTAATTTACAAATCTATTCTTTAGCGCAGTCAAGAGCGTCATCAAGAAGCTCTCGCTTCGCTTTCAGTTCCCCGATAAGAATATCCAACTGCTCTTTGCTGGCGGCAATAACTTCACCAGAAAATTGATGCCGTAGAAAGCCATTGTGATCGATGAAAAAGAATGACTCCCGCTTTACCATCTCGCGGTATTCACTCAGCGGCATAAGCTGTAATTCCGCTTTGCTGTCTGGTATACCGAACGTATCTTTGTGCTCTACTATTTTCTGGATCAGAACCTTCGAATAAACAACATCATCAGTTTTACTTGTCATGAAATTTGTCCTTTAGTGGATGGTTTTTCCGAGTGTGACAACATTAGCTGTCTTCTTCATTGAGCTGAGTAAGTGGCGCATGGATTCCACTTCTGAAAGCCCCATGCTGGCACCATGCTCAATAATTCTGCCTATTGCCTCCGTAGCCATTTCCGAGGCAGCCTGCTCTGCAATGTCACGGGGCATATCAGGATGCAGGTAGCCCAAGAAACAAAGCCTTATTTCCGACTCCATTTGCTCAATCAATTTTTCACTTTCTTTGCTCATAATTAAACCGCCATAATTTAAATGCCACTCATGCCGCACTTAGCGCCGCGCTTAGAAATGCCGCACTTAGCGCCGCACCAGATATTTCAAAAACACGCTAAAAGCCAGTAATGACGGGGGTTTCAGTGAAATGCCGCACTTAGCGCGTGTATACAGGGACTAAGTGCGGCATTTGGTCATAAAACATACTAAATGCCGCACATGCCGCACTTACCGCCGCATTTACTCGACTGTTACCGGGTAAAGGTTCTCACCCTCGATGCGAATGATTTGCTCACTCTCCAGCTTGTCCAGCCAGCGCGGGAATGACTTTCTCACTTTGTCTGCACCCAGCGTTGCACGTAGATCGTCTTTAATGACGGAGATAGTGCATGGCTCCCCCTTAGCTGTGCGGCTGCGTACTGCCTGCCATAGTGCATGATGGTTATCGCTAAGACGGGAGACATTGGCCAGTTCAGGCTCAACCTCTTTAGCCTCTCTCGGCTGATCGTGCACAACCAGAGAGCAAACAAGCTCACCATCTTCATCGGTGTAAAGCTCTGCCGTTCTCAGGTCATACGCTTTACGCTCTGGCTCCTCCGCGTCTTTCATCTTGGTACAGGTCAGAATAAGCGCCTTTCCATCCCCTTCACGCTTAACGTTAAATTCAGTATCAAGCGCAGCGCGGAAAGCACTGGAACCGCGAGCGCCTTTCCCTTCATCTTTGCCGGAGTGGTGAACTACCAGCACCGTTGCACCCGTTTTCTGTTTGATAACGTCACACCCTTCAATAAATGCCCCCATATCACGAGCATCGTTCTCGTCGTTACCGCCAAAACAACGGGCCAGCGTATCGATCACCACCATGCGAACCGGCACACCACATTCAGCTTCAATCTGCCTGGCAGCCAGAAGCACTTCCGTTACCTCTGACTCGCGCACAGGAAACACCGGACGATTGACCAGCCAGAGGTTGTCCGCCTGTATGCCGTGCACCTGCTCCCAAGCCCGTATACGCCGGGGAACGCCTACGCCCCCCTCACCAACCACATAAAGCACCGCACCGGGAGTAACCTTCTTCCCCGCCCATGGCAGACCTGCAGCGATGTGACAGGCCCACGACACGGCGAGAAAACTCTTATACGAACCGCTGGGACCGTAAATGCTGCACAGTGATTGCGCTGGCAGAAAGTGTTTAAGGATATAGTCCTGACGGATATCAAAGCCCTCAGAACCGCGAGAGAGAGGCAGCTTTGTCCTGAACTTTGCACCAGCATCAGGGAATACGCGGTGAATGCGCTGCACGTCAGACAGCATGGCATTCATTTCTCCTTCGCCTATCTCTTCCACCAGCACAGAACGCCGTGCGGTAATCATTTGTTTGCGGTCCGTATCGAGATACCCGGCATCACAAAGCTCCTCATACGGCATTGCTGCTATCTGGTTGAGGCGAGCCACAAGCTTTCCGTAACGGGTAGTGGGATCTTTATGCTGGTGGAGGGCTTTATCCAAATCGCTGCGACTGTACTGCTTGCCATGCGCCCACAGATACGAACAGGTGAACAGGGCATCAGATACAGTTTCTACAGCTGTCAGTTGTACCGTCATTTTGGAATGCCCCCGCTCATCTGGAATTTACCGATCAGAGGATGGAACCAGTACGCAGATCCATATTTACGCTTAGCGCTGCGTAGCACCAGCCGCGCCGCTTCCCTGAACTTTTCATCAGGCGCAACGAACCCGCCAGATTTCAGCTTAACCAGCATCACCCCTGTGTTTTTCGCCAGCTCCTCAGCCTTTTTGGTTGAGATACCGTATTCAGCAGCCAGTGTTGCTACTGGCGTCATACCCGGAGGGATTTCTCCGCCCTGACTATCGGTAAGTGATTTAACCTGAGCCTCAAGGCGCAAAACCTTCTCAACCAGCAGATCAACGCGGTTAGCAAGTTCGTTAAACTTCACATTGCTGATCATGGTCTTGCCTCCTGCGTTTCAGGGTCTGAAAAAGTAGAAATATCCAGTGAGTTTGCCAGTTCGTCAGAAAGGCGCTGAGCAAGGTGCGTTAAACTCATTACATGGATACGCTCCGCCTCCCCCTTGATAGTTGAAAGGTAAGCAGCACATGACATGAGCGCAGCAACCTCTTGCGCCAGTAACAGCAAATCTTTTTTGCTGCGGTAGGTGTAAAAGTTATCCATTGAGCGCTCCCGTTTCATTCTGCTCCACCATGCTTGCCGCAAGTTGATCCGATACTCGTCTGGCCAGGCTGATAAGGTTTTCACGTTCTACCTGATCAACGTCGCACTCTTCGACAACCATCAACAACGCAGCCAGTTCACAGGCTATTGACGCACTTTTATTGGTTAATTCACGCATGGCGTACCTCCATTGCCTGAAAGGCATGGAATGGGAGACGTGCTGCGAAAATGAGGTTTACACCCGGCATAGTGTCGCGGGCCTCCTGTTCGCTGGATGCGTTGACGTAGATCACCAATGGTTTGGCGGTAGGGTAGCGCTCAGAAGCAGAGATAAATCTCCATGTAAATTCCGGGCGAGTTTGGGTATGCTGTAATTCAGCCATAACTGTTACCTCAACTAACGGTTTGGTTAGACGCCCCAATACTGCTCCAACAGTTTGGGGCGTTGTCTTTTCTATGCCCGACGTGATAACGTACGTACATAACAAAATACATGCTATGAGGTTATGTACGTACGTGTCAACAATTAAACGAGACAAAACCCCTAAAGGTGATGGCTGGTCACCTACTTTCCAGATCAGAATCAACCCTGATCTACGCCAGCAACTGAACGATGCAGCGGAGCGCGAAGGCGTAAGTCTTGGTAATTGGATAAAAGAATTAGCTCGCGCGGAATTGCGTCGGCAAGGAATAGAACCAAAAGGTTGATTTGAGGAAGAAGATGATGCGCATAGATGAGAAAGGGCATTTTTATTGCACATGTGAAGTCTGTGGATCAGAAACACGATTTGGCCCAGACCTTTACCAAGGACGTGTACTGCAATTATACGGTAGGGCTTTCTGCTGTAACGACTGTTGGGAAGGTAATTGGGATGGTTGGGGACCACATTCAGAACCTGCCATTTTACGTATTTTGAAGGAAAAGAACCTTCCAATCCCCAAAAGGAATGCGAAAGGCTGGTTACCACGTGATTAAATATCCGCCATTGCAAATGAGCTAAAGAAGAGCCGGGGACAGGAAAAAGAACCGCAAGTGCGATTTTATGCAGGCCATAACACCCAATATCTGGGTATTTGTCGAAACTACGGGATCTCTCCGGGGTATGCTGCATTGCAGTACACCCGGCACTCTGTTCCAGTTCTCCCGAAGTTTCGGGAGATTGGGTATGCGGCAATGCCGTACACCTTAAACAGCCCAATTTCTGGGTAGTTTCACGTAACCTCGCCAATGGCGCAGTTCCTGCAATCACAGGAGCGCTCAGGCTTTGACCACCAGCATTAACCCTGGTATCCTGACTTTGCTTAAGTTTTTGGTAGTGACATTGGCGGCCCTGCATGGCCGCTTTTGTTTTATGTGACATTTCCCACCCCTCACGCTGCTTTGCTGCGGCTCTGCTGCCATGCTGTGACCTCAGACAGAAGCCAACCAACGGCACGACCTCCCAGCTTGCGGCGGGCGGGAAAGCTCCCCTCTTTTTCCATCATGTATCGAGTGGTTCGACAAATACCGGTTAGCTGCCGGCACTCAGCCTCACGGATAACTCTTTCTGCTGGCTGCTGGGATTGTTTAATATTGTTCATAAAAAAATGCTCTCGTTCGCTAGGGTTCGAGAGCATTCTTATTAAAAAAAATTATCACCGCGACGGTGAGAAAAAAATTATATCCCTCTAAAGGAGTTACCCTGATTCAGTTATATCAAGATAATTCTTTCCTGATTTTATCTAAAGAATCACTTCTTATGATTTTATCCAAGAAAGGTTTCACCGTTTGAGCTATGGCAAAGGACTCCTTTTCTCCATCCGGGAACAGGGATACTGCGAGTACGCCAAGAGATATTTTGCTGTCGGTAGCGCTTTCCCATGACATCAAATCAATAAGTGGAATTATTCTGTAGTCAATTATCTTACGTCTGACGCTCTCCCAGTCCCCTGAGACTGGCTTATCTGGTTCAGGTATTCCGAGTTCTTCGCGCCATTTTGGGAGGAGGTTCGTGAATGCTTCAATCAAAAGATCATCTCTGTTGTTTAAGTCAACAGTAATCATCACGTTTTCCACAACATCAGAAAGTAAGTTTACTGGCTCGCGCATGACAGCCCAAAACATACCGTTATCTGCTGTAAACAAATCCCCCACCAAATCATCGTCAACTACTATTGGCTTTCCTTTCCAGTGACCTTTATCAGCATTGATTTTATTTAAAAATGCCAACTCAAATCTCATTAATGGTTTTATGCCATCGCCGTAACTTAATTTTAGCAAATCAGGCTGAGTCTTGTATTCGTATTCCTTTTGCTTTTCAAGAAACCATTCTTCTGCTTTGAGCTCCCCGAATGGATCACCAAAATTATTGTTAAGCGGGTATTTAGCACCATATTGCAAACCATAGTCAGGGCAGTCTGTATTTTTTATTGTTAAATCATCGCATCGCCAATAAAGCTGACGAAACAAATCCTTATCAGACATATTTTCAAGGTCATCATATTTTTCCAGGCTGAATGACTTTGGTAAGTCTCTTTTACTGTTAATTTTTTTTGTCAT